CTTGCGAATCTTCCGAGTGGGTACGTAAGCTAGCCCTGCCTCTTTAATCTTCCAGGTCTGACCATAATCACTATTCATGTCAGTGACGTCGAACCCGTCGAAGTATTGATAGTACTTCTCAACCTCCTGAAGTTCCTTTTTGAACTTTACATTCTGCGCCAGGGGACTTAGAAAAGCCTGACTAAGAACCTCGTCGGTATGAGAAATAGCTTTAGATTTTTTAGCCATTTGTAATTCCTCCTTATTAGTATTATACAACTTTATTAGCTAAAGTGTTTATGCCCTTGCGCCTTTTCCGCTCAACACTTGAATTTCAAAACCGAAATCATCATTAATAATAGCGTCAGTTAAGCAGGCGTATCTATTACGGTCCATGCAGTGGTCGAACTCTTTTACGACTTGGTCCACACCTCGTTCACTAGCCTTGTTGTCCCAGCTATATGCATAGTACTCGTCTATGTCGTGCGTGTTACTTGGGTCTAGTGTAAAACGATTTTCAGTTAATAGTTCAGCGTGGAATGAGATACCTAGGTTCACATCGTTTCGCGCAGGTATGATTGGAATCTGTTTCCGAACTATATAGGGGTGCTTCTGTAGTTCAACAATCATAGCAGAAGCAGAGGGGTCTAATATAATGTAATCTATATCGTACCCACGTATCATCTTCACCAAATCGTTTGCGTATTCCTTAGTAGTCTTTTGAAGTACGTTCGAAAAGGTATTATTAGATTGGATATCTGCTTCTGTTAATTGTTGTTCAGCTTCGCGACCTGAATGGTAATAAGATTCGATTAGGTGGTAGTGACGAAGACGTCTAGAGTATCCATACACTCCAAAGGTAGTGGCGTTATAAATACCAAAGTCTCCGGCTACAAAGATACGGTCGAATCCTATGTTTAGTTCGCGGACATGCTGTTCCTCATTGAACATCGAATACACTAATCCATCTGCTGTTACCCATAGACCTAATATAAATCGTTTACGGAAGACTCCAGCATACATCTTTTCATACCGCGCTTTGATCGCGGGACTGAGACTTGGATTATCGTTCATAGTGAAATGTAAGTACAGTATTCTCTTAACCACTGCCTTGTCTATCCACTCTTTCTTGAAGTAGTGGTTCGGGTTACCTGGGTTACAACTGAACCACATTTTAGAACCTAATACTGAACACCGTCCAGTCGCTTGGTTGACAAAGGACTGAGGCATGAGAGCTACTTCATCACAGAATATACCTGCGAGTGTCATCCCCTGAATCAAGTCTTGGGAACTCTCGTCCTTACCTCCGAAGATATAGAAGTAGTTAATGACTTCCTTATCTCCGTCCATTCTAGCTATGACTAATAAGTTCTCGTTACGAATATCCTCTATTCTGTATCCGCGACTCGATAGCATTTGCTTGAGAGGCTGAACTACGTTACGACGAGCGGAGTGAATAGTCTTACCACAGATAGCAAAGTTCTGTCCATTGAAGTCATTCATTGCCCAAAGGACAAAGGACAGTCCCATTGAAACAGTCTTACCTGAACGAATAGACCCATCAGCAATGACGACATCAAAGTCTTTATAGGGAGAGTTATCTGTCCACCAAGTGAGTAGCTGAAGTTGCTTCTTACTAAATGGTACGAAGTTAAACTTCTGTACTTTGTTTCTTAGTCTACCCATTTGCCCTCCTAGAAGTTGATATCTTTAAAGTCATGACTGACTAATTCTAACGCACCTAATAGTTGTAACTTACTTTTAGCTGAATGAGCAGAGAATATCTCTCCATTCTTTATTCCTATTATAAGTACAGAATCATATTCCATTTCACGTGCTTCATCTAATAGTGAATCTATTTCTGTGCGCGTCCGTCTGTTTTCTTGTTCAGTTATGTGATGTATTTTCATCTAGCTACCTCTTTCTAATATATACTTCGGCGCGTGTTCCCCTTCGTTTAGCTTTGCTGCTTCTTTAGGGTTAATGAGGAATCTTCCGTACGCCTCTACTTCTATATAATTAGGACCTACATGAGTAATGACTCCAGGTTCTTTTACAGTTTCCTTTCGGCGAGGTCTAGGATAGATTACTACAATAGTAAATACTAGAATAACAATTCCCCAGATGATCATTTCTTTCTTAGTCATTGTTAGCCTCCTGATTAGATACTTCCTTTATATAAGCTCCTGTTTCGTTAGCGAAGTCTTTCCATACTGCTTTTGCCGCATTGTCTAAAGCTTCTACAAAGTTATCACGTACCTCTTCTTCAGTATCTCCATCGCCCATCTTCTTACGCAATAAGGTAATCTTTTCACGTTCAATTTGAAGTCGATACTGAACTTCTGCCGGTATCATACCATTAGCTCTTTCCTGTCCAGCCTGTGCACGGTCTATGATATTAGATAGAACATCTAACGCACCCCATCTTAATTCACCTTTACTAGTCATAAGGTATTTATCTGGGTTATCTAATGCCATTTCTATAATGTTCATTAGCTTCTCCCACGCCGCATGGTATTTAATGTTCACTGACACTTTAAAGCCTGCGTACATCTGGGTTAGTGTATCGTTAGTCACTAATGACTTCTCATCGTCGAACTGTTTCTTTAACTTCACCCACTTACCTTTTGAGCGCAAGATTTCTACTGTCGTTTTAGAGACACCATAACGATGAGCAATCTCTGCCACATCCATACCCCTAATAAACTCTAGCTTCATTCTTTCGTTACGTTCTTGCTTACTAAGTTTAATACCTTTGTAATCGAACTCAATGACCTCGTCTAATTCTACACGCGCCTTTTGCTTCACGGGTTTCCGTCCAGGCTTCTTGCGCGAAGTGCGTTTCTTTGTCTTAGGTCCATTAGGTACTTCAGTCATCTACTTACCCCTTTCAAATTCTTTCTACTATATTATACACCATTTAAGTAAGAAACTAAAGTAGTGAGTAATAACTGAATCAGATAAAGAATGTTCGGAAATTGTAAATAAGTATTCTCGAACTTTCGAACTTATTTCCAGCCTGTTTTCGAACTTTCGAACTTATTTTCCAGGCGTTTCGAACTTTCGAACCATGTTTTCGAACTTTCGAACTTTTGTTCAGAAATCAGTTTCGAACCGGTTCGGAAATATGGTTCAGAGTTTCGAACTTTCCACTAAATACGCAATAATTCGGAAATTCCCTAAACTTGTAAACCCTTCTGTACCAACTATTTTGGGACGTTTTGTAAGTTGGTTTGTGGAAGTCCCGTTTGTCTATATTTTCGGTCTAAATTTCCATACCCTTTCAGCTATATTCTTAGGTCTAAATAGTCTAGTTCTATTGTCTTGTATAGTTACTACTATTGGGTTTTATAGTAGATAGTTCGGAAAGTGCATTTCCTGCGCGCATTGATTTTCCTTATTGTATAAAGGTTTCTAAAGGATTTTGGTATTGTTATGTATTTAGTTAGTTTATAAGAAGTATTCGGTCACTTTCGGCGCATTTTCGGCGATTTTTATGCGTTTTTGTTTGGCAAATAGATTGAAAAAAAAGTTCAATATTTTCGAATATTTCTGGATTTACCGCTTGTGTATTACCGGGTAATATGTTATACTTAATGTGTAAGTTAGAAATACGAAAAAGAAAGGTGTAAAACAATGAAAGTTAAAGATTTAAAAGAAGGCCTGAAGGTTGTAAACGTAAGTGGTACCGAGTTCGAAGTAGTTGGGAAGCAAGGTCGTAAATATGTTCAGTTGAAACGTCTTAGTGATGGACGTGTTTGGTTCTACGATAATGAAACACTTAAGGTTGAAAAGGTGGAGGTAACTAAATGAATATTATTGTACAAGGTTCGAATACTTTCTATCCGGCGCAATTTATTACAGGGGATTATCAAGTATGGAATATCCCCTCCATCGGCGAAGGATGTGTACCACTGTTCCAAAGTTTAGGAAGCTATACAGTTAATCCACGTACACTTAGGTACATTAAGGTCGAACCTGTGGAAGCTAAATGGCTTCAATTAGCCGCAAGTTACGGCATGAGAACTTTAGAACAATGTCGTAAAATAATGAACGCACCCGCAAGAGGTCGAGTAACTGTTCGGAAGAAACATATCGCTGAACAAGTTATCCCAATTTTCGAAGAATATACAAAATAGAAAGAGGTATCCTATGTTAATTTTTGACCGAGCAAATAACCAAGCTCCTATGACTTTCGCAGACCGTCAGGTTCAGGAAAACAAAGTTAGTAAGATTGAAGAAGCTAACTATTATCAGTATTTAGCTAATAAGTTCGGAAGTTCGAGCTGTTTAGCTCACGCGCATCAATTAATTAAGGAGGTAGGATAATGTCAAATGAGACAGATATTGTAGCAACCCAATTAGCTCTAGGTAAGCAAGTTTTAGAAATTATCCTGGATTTATTAACGAATGAAAAAAAACTCGGGACAGTTTTGTCCCTAAGCCTAAATGATGTGGATTTTAAAATTACAGTAGAGAAAGAGGTTTAATATGTACCCATACATTAAAAGAAGAATTCGAATTGACCGTGTTATTTATTCAATTACTACACTCGCTACACTTTGCGCATTAGGTGTACTAATTTTTACAATTATGTCCATTCGTGAAGAGCGTCAGCGTTTAGATTACCGTCTACATAACCTAGAGGCTAAAATTGTTCAGTTGGAAGAAGTTACAAAATACCAAGGGAAGGAAATTGTAGAGTTGAAACAACCTGCAGTGATAGCGGAATAATGGCTAAGAATAAAAAGCGTAAACCGCATAAAACTAGACCGGCTACAGTCGTACGAGATATTCCATCTATTCTATATAGAAAGATTACTTGTAAGTATTTAGCTAATATGGATACATTTCAGGTATACGTGGATATGATTATGAATGGAACTGTTCTGCGCCTCTTAGGTAACATTGACCCGAACTCCAGTTATACTGAAGGAATTCGAATCTTTACCAAGACACCTCAGCCGTGGATGACCTGTACAGAACTTCAGGTAAGTAAAAGACACGCACCGGGACTGTTCTCCGTACTCACCGCCTACTCCCATACTATCGGGGACTTATTAGACGAGGGTTGTTCGGAAGACGAATTGATGGAAGGTGTTGTCTGTAAGGACGATAGATTGTTCACTGACCTAGAATGTGTTCAGTTATTTAGACACAAGAAAAAGTTCGAAAGACTACAATGTCATAAATGTAAATCACTTCAAATTGGGTGTACATTTAAGTACCCAGGAGTATTTACCATTAATCAATTTGGGGATAAGCTAAATGTACCCGAACCTGTTCCTAGCGGCAAATTTTGGCGATGTTTAGACTGTAACACGGTAGTGAAAGAATTGGAGGATGGAGAATGGTAGGAAGTATTAAAGACCTAAAGGACGTGAACTTACTTCGTAACGATATGGAGTTCCTGTTAACAAGTGACGGTATTGGTTGCGTGGGTATAGACACTAGCCTACTTCCTGTCGTAGTACTAAATGGTAAAGCTTATCAGTATACCCGTCAGGAATTAATCGACTTCGCTTATGAACAGCTTGTAAATAATTCGAACAAATAAAAAGACCCG